ATCGGTTGGAGGTACAATGGACAGTAATTTTTTCTCCTCCTTGGTCTTTCTTTTGAGTTCGAAACCAAAAAGTTTTAAAATAGTATCATCAGCCATGAATTTTTCCTAAAATTAAATAAAGGGAGCCATACGACTCCCTATTATTTAGAAAGGTTTTAACTTGTCGTATTAGATTCCCAATATTGAATTGCAAAAGTAACATCAAAGGTTTCTAATGCATCGACAGTATCATAATCTACAGTGATTGCAGTAACAGCAGTTGGGAAACAACCACGAAAGTTGTATCTCTTTAAGATGTTTGAATCACGATCTAACTGTTCTACAACTAAATCTGCCTGATAATCAACGGGATTAGTAAATCCTGTATTTGCAGAATGTGAGTTAATACCGTTTAACCATCTTTCCATAGGATCTCTGATTGCAAAATCAGTATCGTTAATGATAGTAACAGTCCAATCTTCAAAAACTCGATCCCCAGCAATTTTAAGTTGGCGACCACGGAAAGGTACTGTTAGAACTCCTGTGGAACTTGCAGGCAAAGCTGCAGCTTTACAAAGGAAAGATGTCAGTTCGACATCTCCCCCTGCATAAACTGGAAAGTTGATGGTTGCCTTGAACAAATTAGGTCTAGCACCACCGCCTCTCAGTTTTGATTTAAAGTCATCGACTCCTAAGATTGCCATTTATTTTCTCCTTATGCTTAGACCCTGCCTACTACTTCTTCAAAGTCTACGCCTGTTCTAACCGCCACAAAATTCAATGTGATGAAGTTAATAGAACGTGCAGGCTTGATGAAGATTGAGGCAATAAATCGATTAGCGTCAATTACAGCAGCAGTGTTGTTTGTTTCATCACAAACTACACGAAAGTCCGTAATACCTCTTCGACCTTGAATTTCTCTCAAAAACGGTTCAACGATGTTAACAAACTCTGCACGAGTAAATTCATCATTGAATTCAAACAAAACATTAGACGCTGCTTGTTTAATTGATCTTTCAATCAACAAGAAAAGTCTACGAACGTTAATTCTATCGAAAGCACTTGGACGTGCCTCTTTGGTCTTGTCCCCATAAAGAAGAATACCTTGGCCAGGTAAATTAACTACCGGGTTGACTCCAACTTTATAAAGTTGATCGCGATATTCTCTTGCTGCATTCCAAGCAAGAGAAGTAACCCCAAGATAAAGACCTCGTCTCTGTCCAGCGGGTGAGAACCAAGGTGCAGCATTTTGATCTGTCAATGCCATTAACCCAGCAGTAGAACTGCTTGCGGGAATGAAGACATATGCATCGTTATACTTGTCGTAAACTTTTAGATAGTTATTATCTAACACAAGATAACTTGACGAGGTTAAACTATTAGAAAATGCTTCAATCGCATCTGCAATATTGCTAACAGTTGATTGATTTAATACATCGTCACGCGAAGGAGAAGCAACCACAACACAATCTTTTCTTAAACCTCTTGCAATACCTTCAAGATTGGTAACCACTGCAGTTTGATCTACAGTAGATGTCATTCCGGGAGCAATCAAAAAATCAACCGTGATTGTTTCAGGATCTTCAAAAGAATCAAATCCAGTATCAATGTCACCCGGATCTAATACATTTGACGCAACTCCACCAGAAAGTGAAAAAGTTTGTACCGTAGTGGTTGATTGCACAAACCCAGAAGAAGCATCTCCTAACTCTGTAAAGTTGACAACATCTGCTGCCCAAACATAATTAGATTTTGCATTTAAAACGTCTAATACGTAGTTTGAACTTCCGTCTGATGTTTTAGCATCTCCCGCAAGAGAAGCATAGGCAAACGTTTCAAGGACTGTTCCTGGCACCCCAGTAAAAACACCATCTTCATCAATTACAGCAACGTGAACTTCATCATTGGTTCCACCTAAATTTGATACGTAACTTGATGTGCTGGGGGCAGCATCAAATTCTTCGTAAACGTTAGTAGTCCCAACTGTCCAAGCATTAAAGGCAGTGTCACCACCAGAAGCTGGACAAAAAGAAATTTGCAAACTGTTACCAGCAGTACCCGGATATTTTGCAATAATCTGTTCAGTACCTAAACCAGACTTCAAAGTATCGAATGCTGCTTCATTTTTAACAAGAACACCGTCCGTGTTAAATACTACTGTAAGCGTTGCATTACCACCTTCTGATTCTGTAGCAGTCGGAGCAGAAGTATAACCTGATCCGGTATCAGTTATTGTGATTGATTTAATTGCTACTGTAGCAGTTACCTGAAGATTATTGTCACCACTACCGTCAGTAAGAATTGTTGCATGATTAGTTAGTGCATCTAGTGTACCAGTAAATGAACCACTTGACAAAAGTGTAATTGCAGTGACAACACCACCGGCGGTTACTGTATCAACTCTACCTACAGCGTTAGTTCCCGTACCGATGTCAATTTGAAATGTGTCATTAACTGCATAACCAAGACCACCTGCACCACCCACAACAATGCTTTCAATTTCCATTGTTGCAAATGCCGTAGCACCAGATCCTCCAC